TGATGGAGCAGGTTGCTAAGGCAATCGCTCGGTATAAGCGCACCTATGGCAAAGAGCCTCCGGCTGCCGATATGCAAGAGTTAAGAAAGCATGTGTTGTCTCTTTCTAAGCCAAGCAGCACATTGCGCACTGGGAAAGAAGCAGAGGCTCGTGCGTTTCATGAGCTGGCCACTGACCCCAACCTGATGTTTCCCGCAGGCCCGGATCCTTTCTTGACCAAAGCAATGACTGGACGCACGGTTAAGGGTACGTACCTCAAACCCAAGGTACAAGACATCAACGACCCAAACGTGATGCAAAACATCGAGCGGGCGCAAGAAGCAGGCACGTTGGAAGCGATCCCTGTTGAGGGGCAAGCATCGATTACACCGAGCGCAGACTACATGGCGCGCATGGCGCAGGGAATTGAGAACGCCAAGTTGTCCGCCGGCAAGACGCCGCTGATTGATAAATTAAAACAAGATTTTTTCTCTCGTCACAAGCGCTTCCCGACAGACGAAGAGCTTGACATGATCATCGCTGAGTTTAACCCATCGCGCCACCAGTATGGTGAGACGGGAGCGGCGATTGTAGGTGAGCGTCCGCCAACTGCTCGTGGCATGGCAGACTGGAAACAGCGCGCTAGAACGGAGGGCATTGAGGAGCGTTACCTTGAGCGTCCGCCGTCAGAGTACCCGCAGTATTTGAAAGATGAATTGATGTTGATGCAAGGCCAAGTGCCAGGAAAAGCAGAAGGCCGCTCTGTGCGCGACATGGAAGCAGAGATGGCATCACAAGGACGCACACCGCAGCGACTACGTGGGTATCAGCAATCGTTAGAAGCGGCAAAAAAGTTTATGTCTGGTTTGCGTGACGCGCCGATCCAAACAGCTCGCAGTTACATGAACCTTGGCGAAATGGCTGGCATGTACACACCTACTCGCTCAGAAGAAACGTACATGTCGGTGCCACAGGGACGATTTGTTCCGCAGCTTGACACGCAAAGCGACGCCTATCAGACTGGCGTTAACGTAGCAAGTTTGTTAGGTGACCCGATAAATTATCTTTTTGCTGCGCCCTATGGTCGGATGGCTCGAGCTGCGGCTCAGGCATCAAAAGGCCGACAAGCAGTAGGCGGTCTGGGGCTGGCAGCGGCTCCCGCGGCAACAGGACCTGTTGGTTATAGATCCGTAATGGAAGATTACAAATAATGCCCCAACTGCCTCAAATGCCAATTCAGCAAGGAGCTTCACTAAGCTCGCTTGACTTGCGCAAAGATGAAGATTTTCAAGAGTCTTTGATGCAAGAGCAAGAGATTGAAAACATCGAAGAGGTCCTTGGCTTAGAGCCGGGCGAAAGCGATGAAGAGGTTATTGAGCTTGACGATGGTTCAGTTGTAATTAATTACGCGCCAAAAGAAGGCCCCAACCAAAACCCAGAGTTTTACGCTAACCTTGCGGAAACTATGGATGAGGGCGTCTTGGACGCGCTTGCTAACGAATACGAAGAATACATAACGGTTGACCGCGAGGCGCGGAAAGAAAGAGATAAGCAGTATGAAGAAGGACTACGAAGGACAGGACTTGGAAAAGACGCGCCAGGTGGCGCAACTTTTGACGGAGCTTCCAAAGTTGTGCATCCTGTCATGGCAGAAGCTTGTGTCGACTTTGCAGCATCTAGCGCAAGAGAGCTTCTTCCGCCTGAAGGTATTGTTAAGTCGGAAATAAAAGGTGAGGCAGACCGCAAACGCGTAGAAGTTGCAGAGCGCAAGTCGCAGTTTCTTAACTGGCAGCTCACGGAGCAGGTTGAGGAATACCGCGATGAGATGGAGCAGATCCTCACGCAGCTTCCGTTGGGAGGCTCGCAATACTTCAAGTGGCGCTGGGACAATGAGCAGTGCCGGCCCACCTGCGAGTGGATCCCGATTGACAACATCTTCTTGCCGTACTCAACGACAAACTTTTACAGTTCGCCGCGAGTAACTGAACAGCAAGACATTACGGAAGATGTGTTCCGCCAGCGTGTGGATCAAGGATTATATCGTGACATCGATAGCATCCCACCCTCTGGCATTGAGCAAGACGAACAAACGCGCTCGACAAAAGCCAACGACAAGATCGAGGGCAAGTCGCTGCCGGATAAAAACATTGACAACGTCCGTCGTGTTTATGAGATCACTTGCTTTTTGCGACTGAAAGATGATCCAGAAACAGAAGGTCGTCGCGCTCCATACATTTTAACCATCGACGACAGCAGCAACAAGGTTCTGTCGCTTTACCGTAACTGGGAGTCAGGCGATGAAAAGCTTACGAAACTGGACTGGATTGTCGAGTTTAAGTTTATTCCGTGGCGTGGTGCGTACGCCATTGGGCTTCCTCATCTTATTGGTGGTTTGTCTGCCGCCCTTACTGGCGCTCTTCGCGCTCTGTTGGATTCTGCACATATCAACAACAGTCAGACGATGCTTAAGCTTAAGGGCGGACGCATCTCCGGTCAGAGTGATCGAATTGAACCGACGCAGGTTTTAGAAATTGAAGGTGCCCCTGGTGTGGACGATGTCCGCAAGTTGGCTATGCCGTTGCCGTTTAACCAACCCTCGAGTGTTTTATACAACCTCCTCGGATGGTTAACAACCGCTGCAAAAGGCGTGGTGACAACCGCCGAAGAGAAAATTGGCGACGCAAACGCTAACACGCCAGTGGGCACCACCCAGGCACTTATTGAGCAAGGCGCTAAGGTGTTTTCAAGCATCCATGCGCGGATGCATCGCTCACAGGCCAAGTCGTTTAAGATCCTTTCACGTATCAATCACTGGTACTTGGAGGAAATGGACAATCAGTCGGGCACCGAGATTGAAGTGCGTGACTTTGCATCCAACAACGACATCCGGCCGGTGTCGGACCCTAACATCTTCTCAGAGACACAGCGCTTGGCACAGGCGCAAGCTATCCTGCAGATAGCTAATTCTGCGCCGCAATTGTACGACCTTCGCGCTGCCCACCGGCGCGTTCTGAAGCAGCTAAAAGTTCCTGCGATTAGCGAGATATTGCCAGATCCGGACGGAATCAAGGAGTCTAATCCTGCCCTGGAGAACGTTGCAATGTCCATGGGCCGCCCCGCGGCAGCCTACCCGGATCAGGACCATCTAGCGCACATCAAGGTTCACTTGGCGTATGCTCAGGACCCCAATTATGGTGGCAGCCCCCTTATTGGGCCACAATTTGCGCCCATCGCTTTGGAGCACTTAAAACAGCACTTGACATTGCATTATCTGCAGTCAATGCGCTCGTATGTGGCCGAGGCAGCTGGCGGGCAAGACGTGCTGCGACTGCACGAAGAGAAACCGCTTACGTTGGAAGACCAACAAGCGCTTGCTTTGGCTGCAGAAATGGTCAGCCAGGACGCTCAGGCCACATTCCAAGGCGCACAGCCCGCGATTATGGGCCTGGTGCAGAAAGTGCAGCAGGCTAAGCAGGCTGCGATGGAGCAGGCCGCGGCGATGGATCCGACAGCTAACGTGCTGATGAAAACGCAGATGGCTGAGACCCAGCGCAAGGCGCAGGAAGCTATGGCTAAGATGCAACAGCAAGCAGCTCAGCAAAAGCAAGATTACGAGATCAAGGTTGCCGAGTTGCAGCAGCGTGTTACTGAGCTCATGGCTAAGTATCAGACTCAGAGCCAGATTGACAGCCAGAAAAACGCAACCAATATTGCGGCGGCAAACATCAACAACGCATCGCGCGAGCGAATTGCGGCCATGCAAACTGGCGCTCAGCTAGACGGCATGCAGCGTCAGCTTGAGAGCGAGCAGATTATGTCTGCTATTGATGCAATCAACACGGCCGATGCGGACATCCGTAAACATGGCATCGCCGTAGAGCAAGAAGCATTTCGTCAACAAGCAGAAGCAGTTAAGGCACAAATACAAGCCCAACAACCACCACAAGGAGTAGTTTAATGGCATCAGACCAGCAACTAAAAGGATTTCGTCAGACCTATCAGGAGACCGGCAAACCGGGTTATGGCGGCGGCAACGGAGCGACGGATATTGATCCGGGCTCATCAGGATCTCATCGCGATAATAACTGGAAGCGTGGTGCTGCCCAGGCTAAGACTTCGAGTCGCGCGCCGGTCGGCCCCTACACCAACGTAAAAGATACTTTCGGCCCGCGCTATTAATTTGGGGCGGTAGTTCCTTATATCTTGCATAGGTGGTTTTATGCGAGATATTATCGGCGAGGTAATTCGCCGAATTCGAGAACAGAAATCTATTTTGGACGCGGGTATCGCGTCCGGAGCGAATGTTCACAGCTTTGATCAGTACCAGAGGCTCGTGGGTCAAGCAGAGGGCTTAACAAAAGCCCTCGTCATCATCGATGACATTTTAACTGAGAACGACGAGGCTGAATAGCCTAGGAGGACTGCCGTATGGCATTTGATGTTATGCAAAAAGAGGAGCCCGACCTCCGAACGGAAGAGGAATGTTTTCCGAAAATCGATCCGGGCATTGACGTAGTAGGCGACCGAGTTTTGGTCCAGCTGCGTCGAGAGAAGGCAAAAAGCAAAGGCGGGATTATCTTGGTAGACGAGACCCGAGCCACCCTAAGATTTAACGAAACGGTGGCAAAGGTTATCCAGATAGGACAGCTTGCGTACAAAAGCCCAGACTCACTGGAGCCGTGGCCCGAGGGCCCCTGGTGTAAGGTTGGAGACTTGGTGCGGACAATCAAATACGGTGGTGACCGATTTGTTGTTTCGCCTGATGATGAGGGATCCCCGGTGGTGTTTATCACCATCCAAGCCAGGGAAATTATCTCGGTCATCAAAAGCTTTGAGCACGCACAACGCATGCGCGCCTTCGTAGATTAACTTTGTAGAAAGTGAAAAATGGCAGACGAAAAGAATATCCCAGTGAAAGAACTGGACGACGGCCGCGTAATGGCGGCTGTAGAAGCGGAAGAGGATCCCTTCGATGAAGACAAGAAAGATAATGAGAAGGAGGCCGAAATTGAAGTTGAAGCCTCTGACGCAAATGATTCTGACGAGTCCGGGGACGCTGACGGTTCAGACGACGAGGATGCTGAGACCGACGAAGATCGACAGAGAATTCGCGAGGCTCGTCGGGAAGAGCGTAGGCTTAAAAAAGAACTTGCTAAACAGCGGGAAGCCTCTGCTAAACACAAAATCAGCGCGCTTGAGCGTAAAAATGAGGAACTTGCTAGGCGCCTTGCTGCCGTAGAGAACGCAGCAACCTCATACCAGTTTGCTCAGGTAGACAAGGCTATCGAAGACGAGGCAACTCGGGTCGAATATGCCAAGATGAAGCTGCTACAAGCAGCGCAAAGTAACGACGCAGCTTCTCAGGTTGAATACTTGGAGCAGCTGCAGGAAGCAAAAAATAGACTTGCCGGCATGCAGGCTTACAAAAAGCAGCAGCTGGATCAAGTAAAGCAACCCCCTCAAAATGTGCCAACACCGCGCGCATCAGAGATGCAGGAATTGGCAACAGGGTGGTTGCAAAAGAATAAATGGTACGATCCGCAGGCGCGCGACACAGACAGCCGCATCGCCAAAGTGATCGACCAAGAGTTAGCAGCTGATGGATGGGACCCAGCAGATCCGGAATATTGGGACGAGCTGGATAATCGATTGGCTGTACGTTTGCCTCACAGGTACGCAGCAAGAACGGGGACAAGCGCTAAACGGGTCAGCCCCACGGCATCAAGCCGGACGGCAAATCCGTCAGCCAAGTCCGCCAACACAATCACGCTAAGTCGTGAACGTGTTCAAGCGATTAAGGATGCGGGCGCATGGGACGATCCCACAAAGCGCAACGCAATGATTAAGGCTTACGCCGCGTACGATAGACAGAATCGAGGATAATTATGGCAAACGCAAGAATTAAACGCGACTTGGATGACCGTTTAGAAGAACGAGTCAACGAAGTTAAGAATCGCAACACTG